TTTTGTAGTGCGTAACCTTAGCATTGTATGCAGCAGACACTAATGAACCTACAGGCACCGCTCCGTGAGGAGTTGCACTTGAAGCCATAATTGTCTCCTATCGGTTTTTACCGATTAAATAGTTAATATATAGACTCTATGAGTCTTTGCCAAAGGATGTCCTCGACTTACGTTCAAATACGCCTTTAGGCATACGAGGATCATTCTCTTTAAAATAGATGTTATCTACTGATTCCATCTGTGTTTTTGCAATTTTATTAAAATGCTCATTCCTTGCTTCCGCAATTTCTTTTGGCATTTTGCATAACAATTGCCCACCTATTTCGATATTACCTTTCTTTGCCCATTCCGAATTATGGTCCATCATTTGGTTTTGCAGTTCAGGGTGGTCTTCCAATCTACTTGGTTCCCAACCTTCTCTGAATCGCCTAGATACATTGGTGTTATCATTATTGCCTAGTGTGGCAGTTCTGATCCACCTAAATACCCATCCTTCTTGTGGTACAGGGTCTGGTAAGTTAGTGGGATTTTCCCAACTTTGTACTCGTTGAGCAGCTTCTCTGCTGTCTAAAGCCCTTGGGCTACGCTCTTGTTTTTGAGACTCCTGGTTAGAGCCTTCCGTCTTATCGACAGTATCTTTTTGCTCTGCCATTACGCCTCCTTTAATAATTGATTTGCATACTGTTCTGGCGTTATCCCCAATTGCCGAGCTAAGGCAACTTGGGTTTTCGTCAGTCGTATTTGCGTGGGTTTTTTATTTCCGCTATCCCGCGTTGCGGATGCAACAACTGTTTGTGGTTGTCGTTTAGGTGTTCCTTCGATATCGACCATTTCTGAATCGGTACCAGCTTGAACACCAAAAAAGCTTGGAAACTCTTTTCTCATTGCTTTGTCAACTTCAGCATAATATTGCTCTGATTTACTTTCAGGGTCTATGCCGTTGTTACGAAGCCTCACATCCATAGTTAAAGCATATGATGTCATTTCTTGTTGAAATGGCTCTTGCCCCATAAACCAAGGATTCTTTTGCGCCCATCGCTCCATATCGGGGTCTAATTGTCTTTGTGGCGCTTGTTGTATTTGTTCTTGCATTTGTGGCAGTTGTGCTGCTATTTGACTTTGCACTTGTTGCGCTGTTGATCCAGCTTGCTGTTCTGCCAATGTAGCTTTAGAAAGAAGTTCTTGCGCTTTAGCCATTGCATCAGCATCGCCTTCTTCATAAGCTTTTTTGTATTGTTCTGTTGCGCTTAGTTTTGCCCATTGTGCGTTGTGTAATGCTGTTTTATTTAAAACATTACCGCCCTGTTGAACCATTTGCTGCAAGCGTTGATTTTCTTGCATAATCGTTTGCAACCTTTTGGTTGCTTCATCTGCTAAACGCTGTTGTTGTTCTTTAGCTCTGCGCTCTTCATGATATTCGTATTTAACCTGGTTGATACGATCTGCTGCTCTTTGGCTATAGTTTGCTATCTCAGCATCTACATCATCATTATTAACAACGCTTTCTGCATCTTTTGCTTTTTTAGGTCTACGATCTTCTTCTGGAGTATCGTCTACAATTTCTACTTCTACTTCATCTGATGCCATAGAATTAATTTCTGTTGTTACGCCAAAAAATTTGTCTTCACTAGTAGCCACTGGGCTTCCTGTATCTATAGGTTCTTCATTAATTATTTCTGTCTCACTCATGCTCTTACCACTCCTGTAGGATCATCAACAACTGCTTCCACAGTGTCATCGTTAATTAAACGAAACTCTTGTCCATACATTTTGATACGAGTGCCTGAATAAGCACGAAAAATAACCCAGTCTCCATTTTCACACCAAGGACCAGTAGGAAATCTGCTTTCATCTTGATAGCATTCATTTCCCATTTTTAAAACATATCCACAGATATTAGATATCTCTTCATCTCTAATTGTTGAAGAGGCTTTTACTATTCCGCCTTTGGTTTTTTCATCCGCTTGGGGCATAGCAACTAGTATTTTCCAGCCTTTTGGTTCTGGTAGCTGACTTTTTACATCATCATCTACAATAGGCTTTTCTACACTTTCTGGTTCTGGTATATCTTTTAAAGCTTCTTTACTCATATTGCACGACCTTTAGGAGTCGAGTCCCTATTCTTCTTGGATGTGTTTTTCCACCCAATCTAATAATTCACGTTCAGCTAAAGCTAAACCTTCAACTACTCCAGCCATTTGTTTGTAGTCCTCAAAGCTTTTGCAAGCTCCTGTAGACATATGATCAGAGTATTCATTCATAATAAGTCGCAACCGCTTTTTCATAAACTCAGAAAGAGATAATCCTTCCATGTTTGATGCTTGCTCTGCGATATTATTATTCATTCGTATTGCTATCTTTAGCGATTTCTATGCCGATGTCAACCCCTTTTTGATAATCCTCTCTTGCGGCTTTATCTTTTAGCTGTTGATTCTCTAGCAAATCGCTAGCAATACGCTGTCCTAAGTTTGCTCCTGCTATTTCTGCTTGTGATGAAATTCTTTCTTTTTCTAAGGCATCTCTACTTGCTGCCTTTTGTGCATCTAGTTTTAACTTAGCTTGTCCTTCTTGAGTTTTGCGCTGAACTTCAGCTTCTTTAATAGCAACTTCCCTTTCCTTCATTTGGATCAATGGGTCTTTTTGCTGCTCTCTAATTCTTTCTTGCTCTGCCTGTCCTTGTGCTGTTGCAGTTACCCTAGAAGCTGCTTCAGCAACTAACATAGAAAGACGTTTTTCAACATCAGGTGGCAATGGCTCTCCTTCTGGAGGTAACTCTGCACCCATTTCTCTTTCAATCTCTTTTCTAAACTGCATGGTCAAATGCTCATTAACATAAGCAGATGCTGCTGCGAGTATTGATTGCGCTGTAGGTGCTGCTTGAACCAGTTGCATAATTTCTGGATTCTGTTGAGCAGCCACAATTGTTGCAATATGAGACTCATGATCTTGATATGAAAATGCCTTCACAGGTTTACCATTTATTAGGTTCTGAACTGCTGTGGCTGGATCAACTGGTTTAATGTCATCTTCATCAGGAACAATGTCTTCTACATTCCTAATGCCCAATACCTCAAGCATTTGTCTATGCAATTCTGGCAGGTTATACATCTGAGGAGATGATTGTGCGAGTTGCATAGCAGCTTGATACTGCATAATCCTTTGCGCCATAGTTGCTGCATTAGGATCAGATACAGGCAATACATCCACTCGCTCGTCAAAGTCTTCTAACTTAATAAACTCTTCTTCATCCATTTCGTATGGATAAGCAGGGTCTGTGAAGTCTTTAATAATATTTACCAGTATATCGAATTCTTTTCTCATGGATGCGTGAAGCCTAGCTTGCACAGCACTCATTACTTTTTGGTTTCTTTCTAGCAATGCCAGAGTAGTTCCAACAGGAGCCTGATTATTCATATCAGATACCTTCATATCTGAAATGCTAGCAAATCGCCTTCCTTCTTCGACTATGTTTTGTAATAGCTGATAGAGCGTTCCTGACGGCTCTTTATAAGGCAAAAACGTAATGTTATCTCTGATCGCACCACCAGGGACATCTACATCTCTAAACTCTCCAGGCATGATTGGCGTGTCATCCCCTTTGATTCTAAGACCTCTTGCCTTCAAACCACCAGGGAGATTAGACAAAGTTCCCGCATCTACCAATTGTCTTAATATAGATGTTGCTGATTTAGCCAATCCACCCACCATGTGAATTAAACCAAAGCCATAAAACCCTAATCCTGGCAAATACTGATAATGAACAAAGTGCATCCTTCTATTTTTCTTAGGATCGTCTTCATACCAGTTTCTGCGTATGCTTAATACTGAACCACTTGGGTAATCAAGCGTTACAACATATGGTAAAGCAATACCTGTTTGTTCTCCTGACATGCCAACATCTTCAAATCCTGGCAGATCAAGATCAACAAGCATTTCAAGAATTGTGTGCCTGTCGTCATAATTGAAAGTATTTGATTCGCCAGTTAACTCGTCATACTTTTTATTTATTTCAGAATAATTAGAGTCTGGCTCTGGTAGCTCTACATCTCTGTAAAAGCCACTAACCTGCATCTTGCGTATATCATTGCTGGATTTACGCATAACATGTGTTGTTCTTTCACACGTTGTAAGATCACTTGCTCCATAATTAACTACTACATCCTCTGCTGGAACAAATATAGAACATGGTCTACCCATGTTGTGATCATAATAAACTTTTCTAAATGCTGATCCCGCTAAAGGCAAAGAAAACAACATCTTTTCTGTTTCTGCCCTGTACTCTGACATTTCATATGTCAGCAAGTAATTTAAATAATCTTCTACTCGTTGAGCTTGTTTTTCTTTATCTTCTGTTAACTTGCCAACAATCTTGGTTCTAACTGGTCCCTGCGCTGGAAACATCTCTGAAATAGATTGTGACTGAAAGCGTATAACTGCCTCACTAAGCATTGGATGAAATACACCACATGCTCCAGCCCAAGGCGTTGTCCTTTCTTCAATCTTGAGACCTAACTGATCCAAGCCCTTCATATAGGTTTCTTCCCACTCTTGGCGAGAATCCCTATCGCTTGTGTATTCTGATATAAGCTTGTTGCCTAGTTTATCTAACTCGTCTTCATCAATAAATTCAGTCAAATTAGAGTTAAATTCGCTTTCACCTCGTTTAGGTGCATCAGGAGCAAAATCAATAATCATGCCCCCATCGTCAGTTTCGATGGCTACTGAATCTGGATTCTCTATAAGAATTTCTAATTCTTCTGGTTCCTGCTCTATTGTTCCCTCTATGGGTGTTGCAGGTTTTCTCTCTATAGCCAAATTAACTCCTGATCTAAAACTTACTGATTATGTTGTCTCAACTTTTGTTGTCTTATCCATTCAGCAAGTTCTTTTTTTGTTTTTGTCTTTTGCTGTTGTTGTTGTCTTGCCACATCATTAATAATAATTAGCAATACGATTGTGTTCTAAAGGCTCATCTTCTTCATCACTGTGCAATGAAATGAACCCACCCTGTCTATATCTTAACAAAGCTTGCGTACTGCTATCAACTAAGTCGTCATGTTCCATATTAGGAAACCCAGCAAACTCTTCTATAACTTCTTCTGCCCATCTTGTTTCAGGCGCCCAAACAACTCCTGAATGAAATAGGTCAGATACAGCATTAACCCTAGAAATCTTATCGTTACCTCTACTAGGCGTATACTCTTGAACTGGAATGCCCATAGCTCTAAGTTCAAAAATCAACGGCATACCAGCAGCTTTTGCTTCTACTATGAATGCATCAGGATTGTATTCCCGATACTTCTCCATTGCTTTTGTTTTAAGTTCTGGAAACTCTAGTCGTTCTTTGTAAGCATCCAACAGAATTAGATTAGGGGCATAAGTGCCTTCCTCATCATCTTCCCTGTAAAAAACACCCCAGGTTGTACATGCAGAATAGTCAGCCCTTTGATTCTTCATAAAGGCTGTATCCCAAGATTGAATGATAAACTCACAATTAGGGGGATTTCTTCCCTCCCATGTTCGCCACCATTCTCGTTTTACCAGCGCTCCTTCTTCAGAAGTAGGGTCTTGCTGATATTGAGCCATCCACTTGCTATTAGGCAGTTCTGCTCTAAGCGCGGATAATTCTTCTAAACTCCAAAACTGTGACCACAAAGGATTACCCGAAGGTAATATAGCGGGCAGTTCAATAACCTCCCATTGATCAGCTCCGCCTCTTTTAATGCTAGCATCCACAACTTGACCAGTAAGGTCTTTGTTATGCCATCTAGTCATCACAACAACAATCGCGCCATTTGGCTGCAAACGCTGTCTCGGTCCAGAGGTGTACCACTCATAGGTACGATTAAATACATTGATGTCTGCGCTAGCGCCTTCTTGTTCTGAATGCGGGTCATCGATCACTAATAGATCAGCACCCTTACCAGTTACAGCACCGCCAACACCGATAGCGAAGTATTCTCCGCCTTTGTTCGTGTTCCATCTTCCCGCAGCTTTGCTGTCTGCTTGCAAACTAACATCAGGGAAGACTTCTTTAAAATCATTACTATTTACAAGGTTCCTGACCTTCCTACCAAAGCCTACAGCCAACTCAGCAGTGTGGGCAGTCTGTATAATCTTCTTATCAGGAAAGCGCCCTAGAAACCACGCAGGGAGCAAATAAGAGGCAAACTCACTCTTGGTGTGTCTTGGGGGCATATTAATGATTAAACGCTTTAGATCGCCTCTAGCGACCTTCTCGAATGCATCAGCCATTATCTCATGGTGCTTACCATGTATAAAAGCAGCCCACATTTGGTTGACGAAAGCCATAAAGCTATCGCCACATTGCTCTCTAACCTGTGACTTCTCGTATTCTTCTAATAAATCTAGAAATTCTTGCTTCTGTGAAGCTGGTAACTGCTGTATCTGCTTTAGTAGGTTCTTATTCATAACGTATATACCTAATAAGTAGATACCTTCTTATTAAAAAACCTTAGTAGGTACATACCAGGTTGGCACTTATTGGGTAGGAACTGGATAATAAGTAGATACTGGGTATATCTACCCTTGGATTCTATCATTTTGCACGTCTTCACAAAAAAATCAAGCATATTTCACAAATTTCACAAAAATATTACATGGGGGTGTATGGGACCCAGGCTGTTTTCTACAAAAATCACAATATATTGTACTATTAATGCTATCATTTTGCAATAAATAGGGGGGGGG